TGCCGTCGATCTTGACATAGCCATAGTTGCCATCTTGATAGATGCCAAACGGGCAAGACTCAATAGTGACATTGCGGACGATCTCGCAAAAGCCCCAACGCTTTGTTGGAAACTTACCCTGAAACAATCTCATGTTCTCAATGGAAGTAATCAGGATTTTTGCTTTCATAATATAGTCCGTTTGTTGACTGTCTAAGACTCTATTATATACCCAAAACCATTTAATGTCAACTATTAAATCGCCAACTAGTGTTGTAAATGAGCAACACTAGTAGACCAATCCAAAATACCCAACCCACAAAATACTTTGATGCTACTTCAAAATCCACATAGCTGGGCCAACTTGATGCTAGCATTGCAGAGAATACCCATACTGTCAAAATACCTTGAATAGACCATAATTCAAATGCGGGTAGATAACTGTACAACATAAACGCAAATGGAAACCCTAGCATTGGTGCCATGCATACAGGAACACCGTTGAACCAATTCATGTTAGAAAAACTAACTGACCCTATTATATTACTATCATCTTTTTTAGGTAAGACATTAAACGACACTGGATTTGCAAATAGTACTTTACCCACAGACCAATGTAGTCCTTCATGTAGTACTGTCCCGGGCCACACAAGAAGCCAAAAATTTGGATTATCACGACAGTATAAAAATAAAACAGATAATGAAATTATAAGTAAAAGCATTTTAACTACTTACTGTATGTTCATCCGGGTCAGGGAAAGACTCTAGTACATCATATACCATTCCTATAGGGACTTCTAGCATCTTAGAGATTTTAGTAGGGTGATCACCCTGTTCCAACATCAGTTCAATGTCGTAATAAAGTTCAGCCATCTTGCTCATATTAATCTTTCTTATTGACGATAGACATTTTGAATAGCAAATTGACTAGGAACTGTAGTCCCCAAGCCTGTAGCCAACCAATCTCTTTTACACCATCTACGGCGGGTACAAGACATTGATTCCATAACTCCATCACGGGCCAAGCCAGTAAGAAAGATAAGAACAGACCAATTGCGATTACACCAACAAAGCCAGTGAAAGCACCGATAAAGTATTTCATAATTTATTCCTTAAGCAGCAGACAACATGTTAGCAGGGACACGCCACAATGTTTGACCAGTGTCAACTGTGATAAACTTGATAGCGACCTTACGCACATTGCCAACAACAGTCTGACCGTTACGGCTGTTAGTGAATTGAACCTTAGTACCAACTGTCAAGGTGTACTTGTTTTGTTTTGTGATCTGGGCACGGGCAAACTTAACAGCATCGATAATGCTAGTCAGTTGGTCATTAGTAAAATTGCCAGAGATAATAGCACGATTGATTTCAGAAATGTCAGTCATAAAAACTCCTTTAGTTAACTGATTAAGACTCTATTATATACCCAAACTCATTTAATGTCAACCGATTTCTCAGCCATCCGTTTCAAACTATCGTTCAAACTTTCGTTGTATTCCATACGGGCCAGCGTGACTCCATACATTGTGTACACCAAACCACTGATGCACAATACACCAAGTATGTATACAGCCTGTGTTGCGGTCATTATACTAGCGATATAACTAACCACTATGCTAGCACCAACCATTGTTGCGAAAAGACCTGCGGTATATAGTGCCGCTTTTAGTTTCAGATTCATTTTGATTTCCTTGTTAAAAACTATATTATACACCCAAGACCATTTATTGTCAAATTAAAATTCCTGCTTGGAATGCTTGGGTTTACGCTTGTACAATACTTTGGATTGTACAGACTTGGGTTTGAACGGTGTGTTGGTTTGAAACAACACACGGTGAGCCCTGTGTTTGGGCTGTTCAATAACGAATGAGAGTGTTTGCTTTTTCATAACCCATAGTATAGCACACTACCCATTTATTGTCAACCCCAATCAAATAATCCAGTATCTGCTAGTTTGGTTCTTCTATCGGGTCTTGGTTGTAAATGATGTCCATTTCTAATGGTAACTACAGTATGACACATTTTGCAAAGAACTTCAATATTCGATTCATTTCTATTAGCATTATTGCCATCAATATGATTAATATCTAATGTTGAAGAATCTAAAATTTCACTACATACACACGGAAATCCATAATGTCCATCTTTGTTTGCACATCCTTTAGACAATTTCCATTTATCAACTTCACTTTTTCTATGTGTTCGGTGAGCCGAACATACTTGTTTATTAGTATTTTTTGCTTTGCTATGTTGCCCAACTGTAGTAATGCAATTAGGGTAAGAACATTTTAAGAAAGTTAATGTTGCCATTATATTTACTTTTAAGAGATGTTGAATTCCACTCTAGTGACACTTTGAGTAGTAAAGCTACGCCATTCTTTTTTTTCTAAATCGAACACCCTGATACTAGTGGTTGATTCTTTACGAGGGGTCTTACCTTCAGCCAATGGCTTTGTTTCAACAACAGGTAGTACATCAGGTTTCAATGTACACTTCATCACCCTTTCAGTGCCATCCTTCTTAGTAAAGGTAATAGTCATTTCAGTTGTTTTAAGTATACTATTCAACCAATTGGTAAAATCATTCCATTCTTTATTAGTCCAATCTTTAGTTGGATGATAAGGCTTCTCTAGTACATCACTCAATTCCATCTTGTTGTTCTTCCCATGTAGTGAAAAATGCTTCCATTTTCTTTTCTTTGTCCCAGTCTTTGGTGTAGTCATTGTCTACATCACACAATACTAATGCTTCTTTCTTAGATAAAGTACGGTGACTAATAATCTGTTCACCAATATGTTCTTGACTAAACTCTTTGGCTTCTTCCATTGTTACAGTATCTAATGCCCATAGTGTTTTACCCTTAGGCACTTCAACCATATAGCGTTGACGGAATGTACTAACGCATTCAACCAACACCCACTCTGTCTCCTCAGGTTCGGATGCTTTCTTTGTAATACTGAATGATCCGTCTTTATTATCTTTCCATTTCAGTATATCACCAATCTCAAACCCTTGCGATTTCATTACATCATCTGGCAATGGTAGAATCAAATCACCTGTCTCTGGATCTTCTTGTAATGTAGCGACCCAAGAGTTATCACCTGTCTTAGCCCACAATGGGGTAAGTTCGCTTGGCTCAATTACAGTTTCAACTTTTTTCTTCTTTCGCAATTTCATGTTATTCCTTAATTAAAAATGTTACTTACTATTAAAATGATACCAAAAAAACTAGCTATAATCAATGACCCTTGTAGCATCAGAAATGACCACATGTTTGATGGATACATCGAACGCCATAGTGTTTTAACTGATGACATAAATTGTGAAAATCTTAATTGTAATGTTAACACAAAAAGCCTTTGTTGTATAGTCATATTAATCTTGTGCTAAAGTCCATTTGAGACAATTACAATTCTCAAAATAAACTTGCTCAAAGTGATATCCACGCGGTGGTGTACCTGTTGGGAATGAATTGAAATATACTGGAGCAGCACTATAACTTGTTACTGGGTAAGCTACTCTTGGTTCATGGTGATGATAGCATGAAGGATGAGGATTATCTACTCCTCTGCGACAATCAATACTTGGCTCAACACGAATTACATTAACAGGGCGTTCTTGCTGTTTCATATTGTTAACGACAACAGCCCCAACTATTCCACCAACAATGAATGGGGCTACCCAATCATCTTTATTACCCGCGAATGAATTTACACACAATGCCAATGATACGATTGCTACTGAAAGTTTTTTCATAATATATCTCCTATATGTATATAACGAGTTAGGACACGGTTTTGTTGACAATCATTTCACGCAATAATTCTTCGACCATTTGATTCAATGTGATATCACGCTTGTGTGCTTCCATTGATAATGTCAATATAGTTTCATTATCCAAATCAAGTGGAACTACAATGCGAGTATCAAAAGTTTCTCCAACAAACATCTTAGATGCCTTATCAATAAAATCTTCTTCTGTTTCCAAATCAACCCACATTACTTCATCCCATGCTTGATTGAAATCAACATTACGATCCTCTGCCTCAGTACTGTGCGACACCCGATATTCAGGGTCGATATAACGATAGGGCTTTGGTTCATGTTCTTTTGTACCCCAAGAACCAAAAGCTGGGCTAACATTCACTTCATACACTCTTTGGGTTACTGTATCAAAGATTACATAACCAAATGCGTATTTGCTAGCGTAATCGATAGTCCAGGTGTTAGCACCATAACAGTCCCAACCATAATCACCTCCACTAGTGATTTTATGATTAAATGTGTTATTAACTTCACTTAGTTGCATCTTCTTTTCCTTCAAAATACATTTGTGCTAACCTCATCATCAATGCCGCATGTTCTTTACTCTGCGGTAGTTGAACACTACGACCTGCTATCAAGTCATTAAACTCATTGAGCAGAGGTTCGATATCGTTATTATATATCTGTTCCATCGTTTTGTAAAGCATTTTGGCATCCTGTTCTGTCATGCCACTTGTCCAAGATGGGTCATTTGGTTCCTTACGCAACCCATAATCATGTCTATAAGTATAGCACATGCTGGTGATAATTTCTTCTTTTGTTTTCATAGTTTTAATAGTGCCCACATTGTGGTCTTTTCTAAATCACTTTCAAATTCCGGGTAGACTGTTTTCAATTCATAATCATAGATTGTTTGATAACCTTTACCTTGTTTTTCACGAACCAGTTTATCTAAGTCCCAACCTTCACGATCCATCTTGGTTTGCAGTTTTTTGCCACGACGGCCCCAGAAGATCAATACTTTAGGACGGATCCTAGTTCTATCTTCCATATAGATAGCACCCCAAACTTTGTCAGAGCCATCAGTATTTTTCCAACCAATGAATTTATAATCAATCATTCTTTGACTTCCTCTTCTACTTCCTCTACAGGTTGGTCAGGAATGTTTTCTGTATCACCATCACTAGCAAAAGTAAATCCTAAACCTAACATTATCGCAGTCTCAGCTGGTGTACAGTTGCCACGAAAGATAAAAATTCTACGGGTTAGGTTGTCCTTGGAGTAATAGATCCTGTAGGACACTCGGGGCAGATTTAGTTTTTCTGCAATCAAAGACAACGATATTTCATCACCCCAATCTTCGGTGATAGATTCACGCTGTTGTTCATACATAAAATCGTTCATTCTTTGACTCCAAATTGTCGTGCGATTCTATATGCCACAATGCCTACCGCATTTGATTCTTTAACAAGATTGGCACTTACCAGTTGATCATCCCAATTTTTAGCAATATTCAAACAGTCTCGCACAATCAACTCGGCAAACTTTTCTCGGTCAAACACTTCAAAGGTAAGTGGATTGTAAGGTGTAGGGCCTTGAATAGAGGTAGCTTGTTCAGCAAGTTGTCGAATTCGTTCGTTCATTCTTGTACCCATTTTGGTTTTGCTTTGCCGCTAGCAAAGTGATTGATCCAATCCTTAACTAACTTGATATCAGCCTCAGGATGTCCTTCTGCCTTCATCTTTGCCTCTACTTCGGCAAAACGAATATTATGATACAATTTTGCCTGCTTACGAATAAGCATAGCATATTTGTATGCGTCATTGATAGTCATTACTTAACTCCAAAAGTGTTCAATGCTGGTTGCAATGTATTAATCAACTCTGTCTCACGCTCATGTGCAGGACGCTTGCCACGCACAATCTCAATCACACCGAATACAAAACGCTCGGCACCATGTTCACGCAATGCACGAGACAGGCCCCAATTCTTGTTCTCAGTTAGGGCCCGTTGCATATGCTTTTGCATACGACGGCGTAATGTCAGAAACGCATTACCTTTGTATGACAATGCAGTAAGACCAATGTAAGTTTCCTGTGTAGCTACATCCTGAATGTAGTATATCACATGATTACGGTCTGTTCTGCGTTTACGGGTGATTTTCGAGTTCATAAGTGTATTATACACCCAGATCCATTTAATGTCAAGGCCCAAAACCTATCAATTTTTGCAACTATAGTTGTTGCAACTATAGTTTTCAACTATTAGTTGGTGGAATCTCAGTAAGATACTCATAATTGGTAGTATCTATGTTTTCACGGAAAACGATAGCCCCGTTCTTTAGATGAAATCTACGTGCTAGATTAGTCTTAGGGCTTAGTGTCACAAATCTTGTAAC